CCAACATCACAATTGGCAATGCTGTGTATCCTGTGAGCACTCTGGAAGTGGCACAGGTACAATCAGTTACTGATTCAACCACACTTCAACTCAACCGCGGCTGGTACAATATTCCAGCAGCCAATAGTTTTGTTTCTGGATCAGTGCTGCAAAAACTGTCTGCCAACGTTGAGCTAGTACAACACACAGTGATCAGTGCAGCGGTCAACGGTACCCAAACAATCACACGCGGTGAATTCAACACCACAGCACTAACAGCCGCAGGAGCAGGCTCTCCAATGATTCGCATGACTGGTATGTTCTATGCCACAGGTGCCAACACAATTCCACAAGTGGGTGTGAATCAAAGCGACACGCCACTGGTGGCTAATGATTATGTAAGCACACAAAACACAGCCAACTCCAACACCGAAGGTGTGGGCTTGGTATTCCAGGAAACCGCCAACAATTTCTTCTACTATCCCAAACGCTCGCCAAGTCTTGCAGCTGGATATCCCTTAAATCAAACTGATACAATTATTCGTCAGGCATATCCCTACACTGGTGCTGAACTGGACGTGGTGTCAATTGTGAGTGACGGAGCCAATCCCAGCACAATCACAGTGACAACAACATACGCACACGGACTTGTGCCCGGAACACCACTACTGGTCAATCTCAGTGCAGGAACCAATATTTCCTATGCAGAAGGCAGCTTTTTTATTATCAGTGTACCCAGCACAACCACATTCACCTACACAGCCAAGACTGGTGCAGCAGTATCGGGCACTATTGCAGGTCTGGTGTTTGTGCGTAGCAATGCTGCGTTCCTGCCAAGACCGTTTGATGGCGGTGTGTTGATTGGACCTGGAACACCCACACGCGGTGCAAGTGCTGTTCGACAAACCAAAAAATACTTTCGTTATCAATCTGGTAAAGGTATCTTTTTCTCCACAGGTACTGTGCTGGCACCAACCTATGACATCACGGCACTCAGTGCAGATGGCACAGTCGCTGCCAGCAATATCACAGTCACAACCGATACAGAACACGGTCTCAATGCCGGAGCCGGGGTGACCATTGCAGGAGTGACCACTTCTGGATATGATGCATCAGGTTATATTGTGACCAGCATTGTTAGCGATACCAGCTTCACAGTAGAAGCTCAAGGCACACTGGGTAGTACAACGCCTGTACTGGGACAACAACCCAGACTCAACATTACTTCGTGGCATGGATCCAGTATTCGTGCTGGTATCTTTGATGATCAAAACGGCCTGTTCTGGGAAAACAATGGTATCACTGTGAATGCAGTGCAGCGTTCCAGCACATTCCAGTTGGCTGGTCTGTGCAGTGTGGGCGCAGGGTCAAACCTGGTGGCCGGCGATGGCAATTGCAGATTCCAGGATCAACTCAACAACGGAGATGTGATTGTTATCAAAGGCATGACTCATACTGTTACCAGCATTCTTGACAACAATAGAATGACCGTGGTACCTGCATTCCGCGGCGTGTCAAATCAAAATCGTGTGAGACTGGCTCTTCGCAACGAAATACGTGTGCGTCAGGCAGACTTCAACATTGACCCCTTGGATGGCACAGGTGCCAGCGGATTTACCTTGATTCCCAGCAAGATGCAGATGTATGCGTTGGAATACTCCTGGTACGGTGCTGGTACTGTTATCTGGATGCTGCGCGGACAAAATGGTATCTTTGTGCATGCACATCGCAGACCCAACAACAACTTGAACAACGAAGCATACATGCGTTCAGGTAACTTGCCTGCACGATACGAAGCCATCAACGAGACTCCAGTAACAGGCCTGGCGTCAGCCATTGATAACAGTGTCACAACAATCACACTGGTTGATGCAACTGATTATCCCAGTGCCAGTGTCACATATCCGGTGTTTGTGATGATTGAAAGTGAAATTGTCAAGTACTCAGGCAAGGCCGGCAACGATCTAACAGGTTGTACTCGGGCAGCAACATTTGTTCAGTGGACTGATGGACAAAGTCGCAGCTTCACATCCAGCGCAGCAGCTGGTCATGCTGCCAATACTGGTGTGATCTTGATTTCCAACACCTGTGCGCCCCTGGTAAATCACTGGGGTAGTGCAGTTATTATGGACGGTAACTTCAACGGTGACGAAGGCTATCAGTTTACATTTAACCGAAGCAATTATGGTCTACCAGCCACAGTGGGTGCCACTGCTGTGGCCTTTGCTATGCGCCTGGCACCCAGCGTATCCAATGGTATCATTGGTGATCTGGGTGTGCGTGAACTGATCAATCGTGCTGCGCTAACACTCAGCAATCTGAATGTTCAGGTCACAGCAGGACGGTATCTGATTGAAGGTATTCTTAATCCGTCAAACATTGACTCGGCCAACACCAGCTGGGCAGGACTCAACAACTCAGGTGGCGGATTTCAGCCCAGCTTCTCACAGTTCTCAACTGCGCCTCGATTCACAACAGAAGCAACAGGTGGCTTGACCAGTGCTCCGTACAACACCACAGGTGGTATGACACGTTCGGGTGTGAAGGTAGTAACTGGTACAGCCAAAACATTTGCAAACTTGACTCCTGTTAACGTATCTAGTTCTGGTGCCAATGCAAAAATCACCGTGCAGTTAACAGGTGCAGGCACAGCATACAGTATCACCACCACACAGATCACTGTGCAGACCGCAGGTGACGGATATGCAGTGGGCGATACCATCAAGATCCTGGGCAACGTGATTGGTGGGTCAACTACCACCAATGACCTGGCCATGACCATCACAGCTATCACAAGTGAATTGGCAGGAGGCGAAAGACTGTTTGCTATCCCAATCTCCACAACCAATTCGGGTGTGTTGGATCTGAGCACGGTCAAACAACTTGGTACCAGTGCTATTCCAGGAACAGGAACGTTCCCCAATGGACCAGAGGTTTTGGCAGTGCAGATCACTGCACTGTCAACGTCTACAACACCGGTTGGAGAGATCCAGCTACAGTTCCAGGAAAGTCAGGCCTAACGTGTCACAAGATCCTGCTCGACCAGCAGGATTTTGCTTTGTACAGCTTCAAGATTGATAGTGCTCCAGAGTCCTGGGTGCATGGGCTTGGGCCAGGTGCCGGCGTCAAGCCAGGCATAGCCAAGATGTTCATGATTGAGTCTGGGCGTGAATTCGGTGTCAATCACGCACACCCAGGTGTGATATTCAAACGCCTGGTCTGCAGAAGTAAACTTTTCCAAAGGCATCAGGCGCAGATAGGTGGGAAAGAATCCCAGTTCCTCTATGCACTCACGCTCCATGCCGCCTAACAGTGTTTCACCAGTTTCAATTTTGCCTCCAGGCAGGCCCCAGGCTCCGGGATGTTTGATGTCATTTCGCAAGAGATACAGATATCTACCTGTGTCCCGACTACGGAACCAAACACCCACGGCTTTCAAAGCACAAGACTCCAGGTGCCACCAGGATAAACACCCTGATAGCTTTTGACCCAGGCCGCGCCATTCCACTCGTACTGTATGCCAGTGGTTAGATTGGTAACATACTGTCCAGCAGCAGCACCCACAGCTCTAAACACCACACGCCAGTAGTTGTTGGAGTACTGAATAATGTCGTTGGCTTCAGCCACCAGTTGTCTACCGTTAGCACCCACCCAGGCCACAGCAGGAGTAGCATTAGCTTCATCTCCAGTGGCTTCGGTCAGCAAGTAACGCTGTCCGTCTAGGGCAGAATCTAAGCCGTCTTGCGGTCCACTCACCAAGGGGTTGATCACAGCATCAATAGGGTCAAGTGTGTTCTGCGGCGTTGTGTCAGTGTCTACATCAAAAATCACAAAACGATCATCGTTGGGATCCTGTGCAATTGTGCCAATTATTTCTGTGCCATCTTCTTGCAGCAATCTAAGTTGACTAATGCCCGGACGCAACACACCATAGGTGCCAATAACAGCAGCCCACAACAGGTTACTGTCTGCCACAATCTCTGGCGGAGTCAGCGTGTCATTGCCTGGTTCCTGAGGCAGGCTCAGTTGTTGCAGACATTGTACCTTGTTGCCAATCAAGACCACAGCCCAGTTAAACGGGGTGATCACTTGTCTAGTGCCCAACAACAAGTCATTGTCAGATACAGCATTGTTCAAGTCGCCTTGTGCATCGTAGATACTGGCAATCACACGTTCTACAACACCTAGTTTTTTGACCTTGGCCGGAGAACTGATCCAGATTGGTATGTTGAATTTGAAAGTCATCATGTCAATGGGATTGTCTGCACCCATTGGTATGCTTCTTGATGTGAATATGATATCTTCCAGTTCCACCACTGTGAGGCTGGTCCAGTCAATGTAGTTGTCTGTGCTTTGTATTTCTAGACTGGGATTGAACAAGGTGGAGATTTGTTCAAACATCTGAAACTTTTGATTGGTGTTGCTGCTCCAGAAGTCCAGATTGATGCCCATCTTGTAGGGCACAGGCATCAGTCTTTCAATTGAGAAAGCATTGCCTTGTGTGGTTTCATAGGTTTCTGTGGCAGTGTCATAGGTGCGTTGACGCACATTGATCTTGCTCACAAAGGATGGGTCCTGCATTCTGGGGCGATCATAGTTGAGACTTGAAATATAAAAAGTCATCAAGGGACTGGCTGGCATTGAATTTCTTGAATTCTCCTGCAGGATCACCTGTGCATTGCGACTGGCATCACCGTAGCGAACAGGCACACGAATCAACGCGGCCTGGTTTACGCCATCAGTTTCGTTGCCATATTCAATTTGAAAATTGCTGATCATCCGTGTGAACTGCAACAGAAATCTACGGATCTGAGCATCATAAAAAAATTGTTGAATTTTTGTTCCCCTTATTTTCCTGGCGGCCGCGGGTTGGGTGGCAAGAACCCGCCCTGGTCACCATTGTCTGCACGTGGCTTGAGTATTTCACTCAAGCTCTGTCGACTTGGAATATTGCCAATGTCGTTGGTGCGTGTAGTGTATGTATTGTTCACAAAGCCTGAGCGCAAGGTTTCATTGGCAGGTCCATTGTTTAGATCTGTTCGCACCTTGTCCTCAATCTTGATCCAACGACGTCCACTGTAGCGGAACAGCCGATTGGGGAAATAATCCAGGCGCAGGCAATAGTCACCATCCACTGCCACGGATGGGAAGGCCACGCCTGTTGTGACAGGCAATCCATTGGGCGGGACGCCATCACCAGTAAGGTAGCCCACAGTGTAGCCATTGGCTACAGGAGTAACATTGGCACCACCTTGTGTGCCGTCAACTGTGGTTCCACTTGCGGTGGTCAAGCCCACAGGGTTGGCAGGCTGTCCGTCAACGGTGGGAAGAATATAAAACTTCTGGGTGTCATATCCTGATAGTGGTACTTCAACATCGGCTTGTGCCAGGATTGCATCATTGAGCTCGTTGTCTTTGGTTCTGGTACTGAACACATCACTCTGTGTGGGCGGAGTGTACACTTGCCAGTAGGTGGTATTGGTAATAACCACATCAGCTGGAACATTTGTCTTGGCCTGGTAGTACACATCACCTGCATTCACAATACTGCCAGTGGGATAGTAGTTGCCATTGTCCCAGATTTGTTCTGTGACCACTGGCTTTTTCAGTATGTCCTTGAACTCTTGGTTGTTGGTCATTGGCGTGGCTTTTACTCGCCAGATATGCGGCAACCAGGTTTGACTCATGCCTTCTGTGGCATAGTCAGCATCTTGCACCACATAGTATCTAGGCAACGGCTGCGGTATTGCGTTGTTTAGTGGATGATAATCTTTGAGGTTGGGCACTTCCAGCACGTCACCGTTCATGAGCTTGCGTCCAAATGAATCAATCATGTCGTTGTAGTGGAATGTGATGAACAAGGTATCGTTGTTGAGAAACAGACCAAATTGGCTTAGATCAAAGTCCACGTCCTGAGCGTTGTAAACGCCACGCATGACATAGATGTCCTGATCGTATATTCTGTCGCGATTTTCTAACAGCAAGAGATCTTGAATATTCAAAGGATCCAGTGTGTCGTAGATGGGTTGAGTAGCGTCTCCGTTGCCGGAAAAAGCCGAATCTTCGCCACCGGTTTGTGGACCCATGTAGCGATGCACATAGATGTCAAGTCCACCAATGGTATAGCGTTCGCTGATGATTCTATCTAGGTATTGGTAATCTCGGGTCCGGTTAGGACGCCACATGGACAGTTTTGGCATAGTGTTGTATTTATAGCAAATTTGCCTGCCCGCGAACAGTTGACCAATAATCCTGTTTGTGTTATAATTACTGCATTAGTAAGGAGTACCATGAAAACCACTGCTCAACCAGTTCGCGCCACTGTGCGCCCATTAAACCCACGCAGCGCCGATACCAAATTCATGGGCGATGAGCCCACCTGGCGTGTACAGCCCGTTTATGATCGAGTAAGTCGGCTGACTGCTGCTTTTAGCTGGTACAATTACTTTTATGGCAAAAAGGATGCCAGGGACATGGTAGTGAGCTATTTAGAAACTCACGGACGCAAGAACGATGTGCGACTGCTTCGCGGTGTTCCAGATTCTGCAATACGACTAACCACAGCCTGGCTATGCCGCATGAGCCTGGTGGGATTGGACTTGACTGAATCGGAACAGATTCGTTTAGACAACATGTTGGCACAAACACTGGCTACCACTCAACAAGCAGAAGCAGAAAAAACAGACACAGCCCCGGCTCGCCAAACTATTCAGGATCGACTGCGAGAAAAACTTAGCGAATGTGCAGGCGAGCTAGAAGGCCTGTTTGATGACTTTGTGATGTCCGGTGCCAAGATGAGTGCAGACATCAAACCCATTACCATCATCCGTGGCAAAAATGTAGCACCACAAATGGTGAACGAAATTGCTGTGGACTGGAAACGCAAACTTGTAGAATTTGAAACTGTGATTGGCGGCAAGGATGCCCAACTGGCAGAAGGCTACAGCAACTTCACCAAGATTCAAATGCGCGGCATTGTGAAGTTCTGTGAAGCAGTGATCAATGACTGTGGTGCATACGTGCAGATCAAGAAGGTTGACCGCAAGCCACGCAAGGCCAAGGCCATCAGCCCAGAAAAACGTGCGGCCAAGTTCAAGTTCCAGGCCGAAATTGTGGACCTCAAAATCAAAGGGCTTGCTCCTGCAAACCTGGTGGACAAGAGTGAAGCCTGGTTGTATGACAGCAAAAAGCGCAAACTGATCCATGTGGTGGCAGACTCGCACGTGGGCACGTTCACTGTCAAGAGCAACAGCATCATTGGTTTTAGCACAGCAGAAAGTGTACAGAAAACTGTGCGCAAACCAGCTGACATTGTGCGGGCCATGCAGGCAGCAGGCAAGCCGGCTGCTAGAAAAATCTACAAAGATCTAACCACCACAGAGACACAGTTTAACGGACGAGGAACTGAAAACCTGGTGGTACTGAAGGCCTGGTAAATATGGGATGAATAATCCTCACAGACCTGTGTTTAACAAAATAGAGGTCTACATAACTAACGTTTGCAATCTAACTTGTGAACAATGC